CCGGCGGCGCACAGTTCAACGGCGCATCGAAGGTCGTCCACCCGATGATGACCGAGGCGTGCATCGACTTCGCGTCGCGCGCCATCAAAGAGCTTCTACCTCCGCAGGGTCCAGCAAAGGACCTGATCGAGGGCGAAGTCACGATGAAGAAGATCCAGAAGGCGAAGCGCAAGACGTCGCTCATGAACTGGCAGCTCACGGTGCAGAGCCAAGAGTTCCGCTCGGAGCTTGAGCAGCTACTGACGCAGGTGCCACTCGGCGGCGCGCAGTACCTGAAGATGTCATGGGACGAGGCGCGCAATCGCCCCGGCTTCCTTGCCGTCATGATCGACGACATGTACCTGCCCTTCGCTGCGACCAACTTCTACACCGCGCAGCGCAAGACGCACGTCCAGTACCTGACGCAGCTCGACTATGAGATGCGCGTCGAGAGCGGCATGTACCGCGACGTCGACCTGACGCCTCCGGGCCTTGAGCCTGAGCGCTCAAGCGCCGACGTGGCCAACGACAAGATCGAGGGCCGGTCAGACACCAGCTACAACGAGGATGGCCTGCGCACCGTGTTCGAGTGCCACGTCATCGCCGACGTCGAGGGTGAGGGCAACGCGCCGTACATCATCACCATCGACAAGCCGTCGAGCAAGGTGCTTGCGATCTACCGCAACTGGGACGAGGAGGACGACAGCCGCGAGCCACTCGACTGGTTCGTCGAGTTCCCGTTCATCCCGTGGCGCGGTGCCTACCCGATTGGCCTGCCGCACATGATCGGCGGCCTATCCGCTGCCGCGACCGGCGCGCTGCGCGCACTGATGGACAGCGCGCACATCCAGAACGTGCCGACGATGCTCAAGCTGAAGGGCGGCACACGCGGCGGCCAGTCGCTGAACATCCAGCCGACGCAGGTCGAAGAGATCGAGGGCGGCCTCAACGTCGATGACGTCCGCAAGCTGGCCATGCCGATACCGTTCAACCCGCCATCGCCGACATTGTTCCAACTGCTCGGCTTTGTGGTCGACGCAGGCAAGGGCGTCGTCCGCACATCGATGGACAACCTCGCCGACCAGAACCCGAACGCGCCAGTCGGCACGACACTTGCATTGATCCAAGAGGGCATGACCGTCTTCTCGTCGATCCACGCACGTCTGCATGCCGCGATGGCCCGCACGCTGCGTATCCTGCATCGCCTCAACGCGATGTATCTCGATGACGCGGACGTCAAGCATGAGGTCGGCGAAGTGCTGGCCACACGCGCAGACTTCGAAGGCCCGATGGACGTCGTGCCTGTGTCCGACCCCGCGATCTTCAGCGAGGCGCAACGCTTCGCGCAGGTGCAGGCCGTGTCGCAGCGCGCCGCTGCGCTGCCGCAACTGTATAACTTGCGCAAGGTCGAGGAGCGTCTGCTTGACACGCTGCGCGTGCCGAACCCGAAGGAGTTGCTCAACCCGCCGCTGGAGCCGAAGCAGCAGAACGCGGTCAACGAGAACGTCGCGGCCACGATGGGCCGACCGATCGTCGCCTTCCCTGAGCAGGACCACATCGCCCACCTCAAGACGCACTTGGCGTACATGACGAACCCAGCGCTCGGCGCAAGCCAGCTCATCGCGCCAGCCTATTTGCCAGTGATACTGGGCCACATCAAGGAGCACCTTGCGCTGTGGTACGCGTCGACCGTGCTTGAGCTGGCCGAAGATACGTCGGGCATCGACATCGCCGAGGACATGAAGAACCTCAAGGACGACGAGGCGCGCCGTGCGTTCGATCGCATGTTGGCCGAGGCGTCTCAGACTGTGGTCGCCGACGCGACTGAGGTGTTCTCATCGCTGCCGCCTGTCATCGCGCAGGCCATGCAGATGATGCAGCAACTCGCGCCGCAGCCACCGCAAGACCCGCGCACCGCCATAGAGGGCCAGAAGCTACAGGCACAGGCGCAGCGCGATCAGGCGCAGATGCAGCTTGAAGGCCAGAAGCTACAGATACAGACCCAGAAGGATCAGACTGCCATGCAGATCGAGGGTCAGAAGATGCAGGCCGAGGCAATGCAGAGCCAAGCAGAGATGCAGCTTCAGGCACAGAAGCTACAGATCGAGCAGCAGCTTGAGCAGATGAAGCAGGACCGCGAGGACGCCCGCAAGTCGGCGGAGCTGAACGCCCGCATGACCATGAACCAGCAAGACAACCAGACGGCCATGCAGCTTGCGCAGGCCGAGATCATGTCTGGCGAACGCATCGCAGTGTCAACCGGCACTGGGATAAATCCGAACCCATAAGGAACTCACTATGGCCGACAATGCAAAGACCGCGACACCGAAGGGCACCAGCCCGAAGGCAGGCGACAAGTACATGCCCATGCACAAGAAAATGGCAATGGGCATCATGCCTCCTGTTGGTAAGTCACCCAAGACACCAGCATGAGAATAGAGACCCTCCTTCAGCGTCTCGAGACAGAGCAGTCAGCAATGGCTGTTGAGGCGCTGGAGAGGCCGTCTGGCAAGACCGAGTTTGATTATGGACGCGCCATTGGCCTGTACGCTGGATTGCAGCGGGCCAAGGAAATCCTTATCAACACGGTGGCGGAGGACGACAAACGTGAATTTTAGGAGCACACATGCAGATAAATGGAAACAGCGTCGAGTTTAGTTACGACGGACTTGATGAAGCATTCCCACCCTGTGACGCAGGCGTGCGGCCATTCGGCTCGCGCGTCCTGTGCCAGATACGGACACCCAAGACAAAGACGAAGGGTGGCATCATCCTGACAGGCGACGTCCGCGAGACGGAGCATTACAACACGCAGGTCGCCAAGGTCATCGACGTCGGCAGCCTCGCGTTCAAGAACCGCAGCACAATGGAAAGCTGGCCTGAAGGGTCGTGGTGTGAAGTCGGAGACTTCGTGCGCGTGCCCCGCTACGGCGGCGACCGTTGGTCGGTAAAGACCGATGATGGAGAAGAGGCCATCGTCGTAATCTTCAACGATCTTGATTTGGTAGGCAAGGTCACTGGTGACCCGCTTGCCGTCAAGGCATTCCTCTAGGAGCATAGATATGGCTGACAACCAAATTACAGAAAATGATGAAGACGACATCGTAATCATCGAAGGCGAGGAACCCGTTGAGGAGGCCGCGACCGAAGATGCTGACGATAGCGATGATGACGACGATGATGGTGACGAGCGGCTTGGCGATAGCGAAGACGACAGTGACGAGGAGATCGCCCGCAAGAGCCGTAGCAACGTCAAGCGCGTGAAGCAGCGCGAGCGGCAGAAACGCGCCAAGGAGCACGCAGATCGCGAGCTTGCCGAGTTGCGTGCGCAGAACGATACGCTACTGCGTCGCGTCTCCGCCATTGAGGGCAACACGCTTGCCAGCAATGTAAACGCCATCGACCAACGCATTGCGCAGGCTCAGGCCGACGTGAAGCAGGCCGAGAGCATCATCGCCCGCGCAGTCGAGGCCGGTAACGGTGACGACGTGGCAACGGCGATGCGTCTGCGTGACGAGGCGCAGTACGAGGCGCAGCAACTGTGGCAGCAGAAGCAGCAGGTGGAGCAAGTCCGCCAGCAGCACGCCAACCCCGGCCCTGACCCGCGTGTAGTAAACTACGCCAAGGAATGGATGGATGCGAACCCTTGGTACGACCCGCGTGGCCGTGACGAGGATAGCGCCATTACGAAGGTCATCGACAACCAGCTCGCCGCCGAGGGGTACAACCCCAAGGACGCCGATTACTGGCACGAGCTGACCCGCCGCGTGGCCTCACGCATTGGCGACGACGAGGTGGAAACCCGCCAAAGTCCTAGCAAACGCAAGGCACCCCCGACTGGAACGACGCGTGAGCACGCGCCCGTTTCAACTAAGAAAGAAATATACGTGACACCCGAACGGAAGCAAGCTATGATAGACGCAGGTATTTGGGATGACGTTCCACGTCGCAACCAAATGCTCAAGGCTTATCAGGCTTACGACAAAAGTTCGGCTCGCTGAAAACTGGAGTGAGACAACATGACAAATAGTACTGATGAGCGTTTGAAGAAGGAACTCGGTGTAGGACGGCAGTTACGCGAAATGGAGGACCGACAGGTCACCGAAAATCGCGAAGTAACTGATGACGACCGGCTCGAGATGTTCCGGGCGCAGTTATTTAATGACGCACTACCTGATCTACCGGACATGCCCGGATATCACATGTGCTGGCTCACGACGACGAACCCTCGTGATC